TTGATGAATGCGTGCGTGTATGTAAAGAACAACAAGAATTTCGTACTGCAGAGTATGAGGAAATGCCAAAAGCTATTAGTGCCGTTCCAGCTTTTATTCGATCACGTTTTCCACTTCTTGACGTTTTGGGACTTTTCATTAAGATAGGAGTTGGAGTCCTTACAGTCGTCTACGATGGAGTGAAGCCTGTATCAGACGTTGAGCATGAAGGATGGGGAGAAGACATGGATGAAGATGATCCACTTCCCTACACACCACCACATAAAGGGAAAACCATCGTTGCTCGTGTCCCAGCATCTGCACGTCAGAGTAGTAAACGCAATGTATACGATCCGAGCGGTTATGGTGCGTCAGTTAATGTTGATCGACCTATAGCTAGTGAAGCACGTCACAAACGTATGATGGATACTTATAGTGAAGGGAATAAGGGTATCCCTGTCACTATTAGTAGTGAAGCTGGTGCACCTTTAGACTATTCTTACAATGGTCTTCGCGTAAAACAGAAAGTTCTCAAAGTAGTGCAAGATGAACCTGAGCCACTTACTCACGAAGCCATGTATGATCCTGGTGCTGATGCTGTCCTCGCAACTATTCAGGACAACATTGTTAGCATGCTTGATAAGGATGGAAAACACGTCAACTACGGGTGCATGTTAAAGAAAAGATGTGGCGTTACTGTTCAACATTCTGCGAATCGTCTCGTGTCGTGTCAGTATAAGGGCGTTGTTTACCCAATCAAGGCGGTGCAACATAGCGTCCTTCACGATCAGTTTTTCTTCACTCTGACAAAACAGTCTCCAGAGTGTCGAGATATCACTGGACATTTACTTCCAAGTCGAAAATCACACGAAAAAATTGACGGCAATTGGGGTTACTTTTGTCGTTTTGTTGGTAAGATGCCTATCACACACACTGTGAATTTTCGAGAGAGTATTGTGAGGAGTGTTGAGGGTACTGATCGCTATGGTGTTGAGTACATTGGAAGTTCTGTTGGCATCAGCATCTCACCCATTCAGACACAACGTGGCGATTGTGGATTGCCTCTCATTATCATCAACACAGCGTATGCACACAAGTTTGTCGGCTTCCACACAGCAGCAAATCAGTCACTTGGGTATGGGTCACGACTTTTTAAAGAAGATTTACCTGAGCTCTTAGAGCATGAATCTGACTTTACTGAGGTTGTTTGTCTTCGTCACCAAGGTGTCAAACTCTTTGATGAGCCCATTGAAATCGAGAATAGTCTAATCACAATTGTTGGACAACCTGTGCGTGATGACGGTCAAGTTTATTGCCAGTACTATCCAGAAATGACGAAATATTGGCGTTCTCCTTTTCAAGGGCTTGATGTTGGAGATCGTTTCGAACCTGCCGTTCTCACTGGTAAAGATACACGCACTACAACCAAGAACGTTCTTTTCGATGCCATCATGAAGTGGGACGTTCCAG